CTAAAAGTGTAAGTTACTTGCAAGGTGTCGCCGTTAACGACCGAGCGATCACCACCAGTAAAATCAGAAGCTGAGAACAGCGTGCCCGATGTACCCGAAGCTGCACTTGCTAAGAACGCGCCGCCAACCGTAGCTGTACTTGTGATGCTGTACGAAGCCTTACTTGCCGAGTTTGTAACAACTGAAGGGTTAGCTGTGGTTGCAGCAGCAAACGTAGCGGCAGGGCGATTACCTGAATACGGTGTAATCTCAGTCCAACCTGCATGTGAAGCTAGCGTATCTGAAGCTGCTGGCGTGTTAGAAGCCCCCGCACCGTACAACCCAATATACCAAGCAGTGATACGCGTCGTAGCGCCATCAAGTGCTGTGCCAGCCATATATTGAAGACCGACGTTAACTACGAGGTTTTTGGATTCCGCCGTCCATTTGAGCTTGCCATCTTTGTCATAGCACTCAAACGTAAATTTACCCATAGCACGGGCAGACTCTGCTGAACCGGGGCGAGCAATCAACCCGCTTGCTGTAACATCATTAGCTTTAGCTTTTTCCATCTTGGTTCCTTAAGCAAGAAATTTAAGTTTGTAGATTGTACTTAAATACAAGCCTACAATTTCATCAATAATGTTTTGCAGCGGAGTCTCTGCTTTATCACACACTTCATACCTGATTTTTTCGATTTCATCAACCTGATCTTGCATGAAAGCTAAGATATTAGAGGTTTTGCTTGCGCTCATCAATGAAATAGGCCCAATCAAGCCATGTCGGCCTTGATAGGCCTCCGCAAATTTGTCGGCTAAATCAATAATTTCATCATAAAACGTGTTAAGCGCCATGTGCTTACTAAAACTGCGGGTGTTTAGGTGCACAGAATGGGCAACATCTCGTGCCAAAAACAACATACCTACAAAATCAGCACATTTCATGCTCAACCCTCCTGAGGTACGACGTTAGGCATAGGTCTGGCTTGTTGCGCTTCTTCCTGACGGGCCATAATCTCTGCTTCTCGACCCATACCCTCAGGTTCTTCCATAATTGGGCCTTGCATTTGCTGAGGTGGTATCAAATCCCCTGCATCGTGCGCCGCAGCAATCGTGCCCATCACAATATCTTGAATTTGCTCCATCGTCATACCAGGCATTGTGGCTGAAATACGCTTAGTTTCAGCATCAAACGCCTTGATTTTAGCCTCAAACTCACGTACTTGTACGTCCCTAGCCTCAATCGATTGATTGACGTTCATCAGCATATCGTGCATTTGCTGCATTTCCATGCTCATTGCTTCAATTTGCTTTTGAGCTGCTTGCAACGCTGGATCGTTATCTTGATCAGCCAGCAGTTGGGGGTCAATCGTCTTGCGAAGACGTGCCGCCATCTCTTGAGCACCAGGCCAATCCATGTTTTTAACAAACAAATCGCCTGCAACAGCCCACAAATTGGGGTTGCCCTGCAAAATCTGAGACATAGCATCCATCGACTCTTGGCGCTTGGTCATGTAGCTTGGTCCAGTGGTCACCACCACGTCGTAACGACCAACGGAAGGGTTGTAAATCTTATCGAGTACCACGCCCGTCTGGTCCACAATCTTTTTGACCGGCTCTTGTTGGGTTGGATCGATCTTGACCATGTTGGTCTCGCCATCAATACCAACAATCCTAGCAATACGCTGTGTATCGTAGATTTTAGGTATTAAGTCCACCAACTGACGGGTCACATAACGCACAGCACGCGCTAAATTATCTACATAGTGGTATGTGCCGTTGTCAGATTCCTTCTGCCTAGCTAAAATAGCACGTCCAGAACGCTCGTTTGACACTTGGCCCAGACTCGCATCGTACTGGCCTGTGGTAGCTTTTATGTCTTCAGACGCCCCCATTTTGGCTTGAATGAGGCCTGTTTGGGGTAGTGGTGGTGCGGCACGCTGTGGCAACGGCAATATTGACCCAGCACCATCCGTTACATCGGGATTGACCTCTAAATACGGCCAGTTTTGCGTATTAGCCGTCTTCCACTGATACTCATAACCCTCAAACTGACCACCGTAGCCAATAAATGGGGCTTTAGGGGCAAGCGCAAGCATTTCAGCTTCTTGGCTTGTCCAGTAGTTGTACATCCGTTGGGCATCTTTGGCGTTACGCACGATGCCTGATATGAAAATACGCCCATCAACTTGGAACTCGTTACCTACGACGCGTACGACAGGTATCCAGTTGCCCGCCCATTCACGCTCCTCAAGCACCTCAAAACCATTGGTTTTCATCCACATGATTTTTTTACGGTCTACTTGACGCTCGCGTATGGGTTTTACCCCCATTGAGCGTAGCGTAGCATCTTCAACAGAGCCTTTAAACACGGACTTGTTGCCTGGGTACAGGTACAGCGTTTCCGTTTTGTGCGCGATGTAGAAGTATTCAGCAATACGAATCGTATCCTCAGTGATCCACTGGCTGATGTCTTGGTCGCCAATACCTTGCGCCATGATCGATGACAGTGGCGCAGCGTTAGGGTACATGCGCTGGTAATCTTCCTTGAGCATGTCCTCGGTAATAAAGCACCACTCAGCGTCTGCACCGCACGGATCTTGGATCAACGGGTCCATGTAGACACTGAAGCTATTGCGTACGCGAGCGATCTTGATGTCTTGATCAAAACTATCTTCGTAGCAATACTCGGTCAGAATACGAATGTAGCCCTCACCATAAGTTACTTGGTTCTCGCACGCTGTGTCGTAGGCCACGTCAGCATCTGACATGTACTCAATGTGCCGCACGATGCCATCGAGCACCTCAGCGACTTCTACGTCAGCCTGATCATTAACGGGTATGACCTTGCCGCTTGGCCGGTTCTGGCGCTGCTCGTTTGTTACCTGCCTTACGTGCTGCGGCAGCTTGTTGATCGTCAGGCATGGCCTAGCGTTGACCGTCTGCCCTTGCACCGAGCCGCGTGTTGCCAACACATCTTGCGGCCACTGCCACTGATTGTCGGGTGAGCCAGCCATAAAACGCAAGTCATCTAGCTCGTCCTCACGGCTTTCCGAGTACGCACCGATTGCTTGCCGCAACCGATCACGCATTAGTTGCAGCGTGTCTCGATGATCTTTCTGGTCAGGTCCGCCGCGAGCGGATACCTTACCCGCGCCTTCAATACCTGTAGGGTCTTGTTTAAGCGTTGCCATTACTTCGTCTTTGCCATCGGTTTAGTGCTTGGCCTTTTAGACGCCGCAGCACGTTTGGTGTTGTAAGCAATTGCAACCGCCTGCTTGATTGGTTTACCTGCGGCAACCTCAGCCTTGATGTTCTTGCGAAAGGCTTCTTTGCTGGTGGATTTAACAAGTGGCATTATTTTCCTTTCATCGGCTTCTTGGCAGTCTTTGCCGAGTCACGAAAGTCCTTTGCTGTAGGCGCACCTTTAGTGCCAGGCTTACGCATCTTCTCACCGCTGCCCGCAGCGATGCGTTCGCGTTTAGCATGAATGTTTGCGTATAGTCCGGGTTTAGTAGCCATTTTAAGCGCCCATCCAAGATGTTGCTACACCATTGCTGTTGTACGCACGGTTCGTAGTCTTTTCAACATACTGCCTGTGCGCGACCGGAAATGCAAACGTCACTGCCAGTGCGTCAGCAGCGTCGGGTGATGCTAATCCTCGGGCTTTCATTTCCTTTTTACCTTCTAAGAAAATTGTACCCGACGAATTGGGTTTTATGGTAGGCCCAACCAGATCAGACTTTAACGCTCTATCGTTCGGAATGGAAGCAGTTTTAAGCCACTCCTTCATCGTGCCCCACAACTCAGCGCGTTTATTACCGTACATCACAGGGTTCTTCGCCTTCCAACCGAAGTTTACACCCCTTACCACCTTGTACCGCTGCTCGTGTAGCCTATCTAATATACCGTACCCTAGCCCACCCTCGTCCAGCACCACGAGCGTTGGCTTGTACTGCTCGATGGCGTCAATTACCCGACCCACGATCGTCATCGTATCCTCGCCATGATACCGATGGATCGCCACCAAGTCACGCCCCTGCCGCACTGCAATAACGGTCGAGTCCGCCCCACCCCGCGCTGGATCGACCCCGATCACGATTGGCGCGGTCTCGTCCTTGTACCGAGGTCTCGCCGCCGCGTCGGCCACATGGCTTGGCGAGATGAACTGATCGTCACCACTTGACGGAAACTCACCGTACACCTCGACCCGCGCCTGGCTTGAGTCCTCACCATACTCATCGATAATCTGTCGATACACCTGTTTGTCAGTGTCCTCGACCGTTCTTGCGTCCACCTGCCTTGTGCGCCAAAAGTCGCGCTTGGCGTGAAAGCACTCAAAGAAGTACCCCGTGTTGCGTCGCGGGTTACTG